TGAAGAGCGGAACTATAATTACCAATGTTTATTTTTTGTTTTTCAAGTTGTGCGACATTCGTCTTTATTTTAATATTATTCGCATCTAACTGATTATTAATCTCTTCAAGCCTCTTCCTTCCCTCTGCGGTTCTGAGATTTAAAGCATTCCTTTCTTTTGTAAGTTCTGAGTTTTGCTTTCTAAGGCTATTAATGGATTCGGTCTCATCAGTAATTGCATCCGTTAAAGATTGAACCGCTTTTTCATTCGCCCGTAAAGCGTTGTTATTCTTAGCAGTTTCTTTATTGTAATCCTCAAGCGTTACAGTACCCTCAGCAAACTTTTGATTAAGATCATCTTGGCTATTTTTTACACCCTCGATGTTCTTTTTAAGTTCGTTGATTTTGTTCTCAGCATCCTGAGTCTCAACTGCAAACGTCAATATGATTTCTTCTTTTTCCATATTATTCCTCGTAAATCTCGACCATTAGATCATCCGTACTTGTCAACCCTGTAAAGGTATAAGTTTCATTCACGCTAACTCCGGTTCCAAGATTGACCGTGTTTTGAATGACGAGATTCTTATACCACACAATCGAAGTATCGCCTGAAGTGTTTCCGGTTTTAGTAACCGTACAATCAATAGACCCACTATAAAGAATCTGCCCGGAAGTAGAACCCGTATTAGTCCTTGAGAGTTGTTTAGTCTCTACGCTGGTATAGGTGGCCTTAAACGTGCTGCCGTAAATTGTAAACAGGTCTATTTGGATGTCAAGTTTCAAAGGAGTTAAAGTAACATCTGTTCCCGTGTAAGTATAAACTCCAGGATCGCTTACGATAGTATAATTCGTTACCGGTATCTCTCCTTGCTGGGTTGATACTCTTTCTTTAAATACAGAAAGTAAATTAACCTCCGCTAAAGTGACCGCATCCTTGTAATTAACTATCGAATCAACGAAGTAATAGCCGTTCAATCTTCCGGTGTTCAGGTAGATGAAATCAAAGTTAAACTCACTAAACACCTTTTCAGGAATGAGCATCTTGGTCTTAATAGTCGGACCGGTGACCATCCCATTGATGTAATTGTAGTAGTTATCCTCAATCCCGAAGTCGTTGTATCCGTCTATATACCCATAAGACAGACCCTGCCTGTATTGATCTAAATCACCATACCCATAATAAGGCTTATAGAAATACGCAGTAGGAGCGTTTGTTAAATTGGTCTTTACTGCCGGATTCCCAACTTTTAAAACCGACTCAAAAGACGGAAGCGTAGATATTCCATCAGTAGGAATCGAAGGGATAAAACTTAAAACCCTCGTGCCTGGGCTTCCTTTGCTTACGCTTTGTGTATAAACTATCCCCGTGCTGGTAGTAGGGACATTATAAGGACCAAAAGCGGTAAATGATGTATTAGACCCGTAATTAGTCAGATAAGTCCAGACCCTTCTGTATCCGTCATAGTATCCGTTATTGTCCTTCATCCTGACGATATACTGACCCAATTTGTCGCTATCGAAAGGAAAACCTATGCCGTCAACTTGGATATAAGAATCAGTTCCTACGAATCCGACAGAACTTACTGCCGTATAGTCAAATCCATCCTCGTCCTCCAATTCATACATTGGAATGTAAGGAAGAGCAATAGAATATCTGTTATCCTTTGTGTCAAAACACACAGGAAAAGGAGAAGTGTAGAGTTCGTTATCCTGTCCGTCTTGCTTTGAACTTTGAATATTTAACTCCCCGAACTTGATATCGTTTATTGAATTATAAGCATCTAACAGGTCATCCGTAGGGCTTTCAACACGTATGATGTTATTCTCAACTTGGTCATATTTAATGTTGTACTCTTTAACGTAAGCACTCCAATCATCACCCTGAAGGACTTTTTTATCTAATACGTCAAGTGTTAAAGTATTCGAGAAGGTATCGTAAAGCGGAATCACCCCAAAGGTCACACAGGCCCACTTGATCATTTCGATTGCTTTTAAATTAGGAGCAATCGCCTGAACGGTGATTAAATTATAAACATCATCCGGAACAGATACCCTTAACTGGTTTTGGGTTTCAGGATCATAAATATCCGGGCTATCCGGTGTGAGTATCAGCGTTTTGAAGAACTTATCGGCAAGTAAGTTCCCTTCTATCTTAACGCCAGAGAATTTGGCAATCTCTTCAAATAACGTGTGGACATAAAGACAAGGGAAGTAATCGTATAAATAAAACACCTCTCCGTCTAATCCTGACTGCGTGGAGTAGTCAAAGTACATATCCCCCTTTTGGCCTTTGTACATCCAATCCACAAGAGGAAAGACAATCCCAGAAGTCTTACCGACTGAATCCTGAATAGAACTACTTCCCCACCTGGTCGAGTAATTCGTGTTCCTTAAATCCCGACAATTGAACTGGAAAAGATTAAACCAATTCGCATTACCACTAACAAAGTAAAGACTTATCTCATCTCCCGTATCTTCTTCGATTACCATCTGCCCCCTCATCATAATGTTTCCATTCCTGACGAGGTTAAAGTAATTCTCTGAAAATACCGGACTATTCAACTGATTGATTCCATAATAACCCAAAGTCTTTCTGTTGGCTGAGTTATTAGGTACGTTGAAAGAAACGCTAAAGTCTCCTTTTATCTTAAAGTTCTTAATAGATGCGACCTGACGAGTGATTAATACATCTTCATCTATTTGAATCTCCTGCCCTTCATCGTTAATGAAACTCGTCATAGACTCTGTGAAGGGATTTGGTTAGTGTAGGTTATCTTAAAAGAAATGGAGTAAATCTTATCCGCTTCGCTATAAACCATAAAGGAATCCTGATCTACTATAACCGTCCGGTCTCCGTAGATTTGAACTAATGGGCTGGTCCTTATGTATTTAATCGCATTCACTTGATCCAAGGTGAGATTCTGCGACCTGACCACTATTGACTCCCTTGAATTTCTTTGAGTTTCGTAAGTGACAGAATCCGCATCCCATGAGTTTGGCCAGTTTATAAATATGTTCTTTTCTGAACTTTTGGTAGACTCAATGTCTATGGAGTAATCTTTTTCGCCTGTGAACAACCAATAATCCATTCCCCCTAAGTAGTTCTTCCAGGCCAGGTATATGTCTTGGTTATTACATTCAGAATTGACAGATATGGTCTTGGTTTCACTCAGTACACCTGACTCGTACAGGTCAACCAATAAAGTATCCTCAAGGCCTGTATTGGTAATCTGAACTCTATAAATACCTTCGTCTTTATTGTCTACGTTTATCGTATCTGTGGCTCCTAATACTCCATTAGTGTACCTTCTGACCCTTAGATCTTTAGTGTCTCCGCTCTGTCTCAAAAACCAGAGTTCATAATAGAACCCATTGAAAAGCACAGGATTTGAAAACAAAGTAAGGAACTTCTGAGAGGATCCCACATATTCGGTCATCACTCCACCATAGCCATTCTTAAACGGAAGTTTAGAATTTACCGCTATTGCGTAATTGGCTGAGTCGGAAGAATACGAACTCACATAGGAAGTTAAAGTATATCCATCGGCTGAATAGTCGTAAGCCTCTGCGTATTCGATGTAAAACTCAGTAAACGAGGTAATGTCGTTCTGTGTATAGGTGGTGTCGTTATCTAAGATTGAAATATCGGACTTTAAAATCTCGTTGATGTTTATAACCGTCTCCCCGGTGGAATCCGGGACGGCTTTGATTGATGTCAGCAGTTGGTAGGGCTTGTTCGCATTTAAAGTATGTGCGCCCCTCAGCCCTGCGTAGATTTTAAACCTGTTGTGGTAATTGGCGTAGTAATACTGAATATTCCCAAAGACAATCCCTGCATCATAAGGGATATCTACCGTGATGCTTGTATCGGAATAGTAAGTGTATATCTGTACTATTTCATCGACTCCGTCAACCGTTACCTTGACAAATTCTAACTCGTTAGCCGTTCCGCTTGTTTTAATATCCCCGGAAAGAGCGAGTTTACAATAGCCAGCATCATTTGTGAATGAAGAGACCGTCCTCACCGTATCAAAGGTGTTAACAGGCCACCTGTCGTTGGTGATCTTGTAAATAATCGGCAAGTGGACCGAATTAAAGCCGGATGGTCTCTGTGTGATTGTCATTCCTCGTTGAGTTTCTGCTGGGCTTCAGCGATCTTTTGATTAATCTCAGCCAGTTTCTTTTGCCAGAACTCAAGTGCAGCGAGCGCATCGTAAGCCTGGGCTTTCAATTCTTTAATGTCTTCCATGTGTCAAATATCTTTATTTTCTGTTGGTTCTACATAATCTCCGGTAATTACAAGTCCCAATTGACCGGCAATCCAGTCCCAAGCATATTCGTTCTGCTCCCAGCCTTGGTAAGCATCTCCGCCCATATTAAGATTTCCTTCTGCGAGGTTCTCTTTGTTCTCGTTTAGAAGTGCGTAGTAAAAGGTCGCTGAGTCTTTAATGTTATCAGAGACCACGTAAGAGTTAAGAATAGAAGCCTCCTTGAGACCTCCATTTTTCCAGATTTGAATTGGTTGTATTGTTTTCATTATGCTAAAATTCCTGTATTTCTCAAGGCTTTTACTATCTGCGCTAAAGTATATCCGTCAAATGTATCCGTATCTGTTAAAGTAGTTCCTCCGCCTCCTACACGTGTTGCTGATGTTACTGCAGTCGTAGGTTGAGATACTGGGGCGGCATTCCAAAAAGAAAGTTTCTGCGTGGTAGCCGTGCCTATCTTGGTTCCGGTGGTTGTGCTTAGGATTATATTCCTTGTATCTGAGATTGTTAAGTCGTTCTGAATCCTCGCAGTTCCACTAACATCCAAAGCATAGCCTGAATTAGTACTCGTACCTACTAATAAGTTCCCCCACCATCTACCGTATGTAGTAGATGAATTGCCTATTACTGTTGTGTTAGAACCGAGGCCGATTGCTGCGTAGCCTATTACTAATTGGTTGGTTTCGGAGTCAGCGTTTGCACGAGTGTCGTAGCCTAAGAAGATAGAATTGTTTGCTACGGTAAGATTTGATCCAGATGAAATCCGTCTACCTGATTCACTACCAAAAAAACTATTATTTGATCCTGTTGTGTTATTTAGGCCAGAAAAAAGACCAAATCCTACGTTATTTGATCCAGATGTGGTTAGAGTTCCACTTTGATAACCATAAAAACTATTAGTTGATCCAGTCGTTTGCCTACCTGCTTCATATCCAAAAAAACAATTGCCTGATGTTGTTGTGCTTGAAATTCCTGCTCTTGCGCCAAAATAACAATTAAAATTCCCAGTAGTATTAGCACGACCTGATGATCCGACAAATGTGTTAAATCCTCCTATAGTATTAGACCATCCTGCAAATGAGCCTAAAAATGTATTATTAGATCCTACCGTATTTGATTGACCAGAAATATATCCAAAAAAACTATTATCAGTTCCGTTTGTATTATTTAATCCACTTGATGACCCTAAAAATGTATTGTTAAGTCCAGTAGTATTTCTACTTCCAGCATCTAATCCAACAAAAATATTGGTATTCGATGATGAGCCATTTATCTCATTTATTACGGTACCTGCACTATTCTTTATCGTAAGATTAGCACTACCAGCCGTGATTACCTTAATAGAGATTACAATCGTGCCATCAAAATCCGTAGTAGGCGTGATAGATAATGTTCCAGTAGAGATTGCCTGTGGGCCTGTATTACCAGTTGCCGTAATTCCAGCAATTGAATAACCACCAAATGCGATAGTAAATGATCCAGCAGTCCTTCCGGTGACCGTATAGGTTATCTGATAGTAGTTACCATTAACCGCAGCAAGTGTATTGGTTAACGCAGTGGTGTTTCCGGTAGTATGTGTCCAACCAGTAGCAAATGAACCGGTCCAGCCAGTAGATGTCCAACCTGATGTAGACAGTAATTCAGCACCTAATTGTCCACCGTCTGAAGCAGTGGTACCTGTAAACGATGCTAATCCTGTTATCTGTAATGCTTCTCCACTGTTTGTATTAGAACCTACTAACAAGTTCCCCCACCATCTACCGTATGTAGTAGAAGAGTTGCCTATTACTGTGGTGTTGGAGCCAAGGCCACGACCTTGGTAACCGATTACTAATTGATTGGTTTCTGAATCTGCGCTTGGTCTTGAGTCACGACCTATAAATATTGAATTATTTGAAGTTGTAGTTGTACTTGAAGAAATTCCAAAATATGTTCCTGCATCTTGGCCAATAGCAATATTGGAATCTCCACTTGATAAATAATAAAAAGAAGCGGCCCCAAAAACTGCATTATTGCTACCAGAAGTTAATGAACGTAAAGTAGATCTTCCAAATGCACTATTGTTAGCAGAAGTGGTGCTTGATAATAAACTACCTTCACCGAATGCTGAATTTGAATATCCTGTTGTTGATGACAACAATGAATTGTATCCGTATGAACTATTCCAATAACCAGTTGTGTTAGATTGTAAAGAACTAACTCCATAAGCGGAATTTCCAAATCCAATAGTATTTGATCCTCCTGCTGATGTTCCTATAAAAACATTAGTTACACCGGTAGTATTATTTTGACCAGCATTATTTCCAATAAATGTATTATTTGCTCCAGTAGTATTTCTAATTCCAGCATCTAACCCAATGAAAGTATTTGTATTCGATGATGATCCGTTTATCTCATTAATTACCGTACCTGAACTATTTTTTATCGTAAGATTAGCACTACCGGCCGTAATTACCTTGATAGAGATTACAATCGTCCCATCAAAATCCGTAGTAGGCGTAATAGAAAGAGTACCTGTACTTGTTGCACGTGGTCCTACGTTTCCTGTTGCACTAAGTGAACCAGATGTATAGCCTCCGAAAGCAATTACAAACGTACCAGCAGTCCTTCCGGTGACTGTGTAGGCTATCTGATAGTAAGTACCGTTAACCGCCGCTAACGTATTAGTAAGAGCAGTAGTATTACCTACCGTATGTGTCCATCCTGCTCCAAATGATCCTGTCCATCCTGTACTCGTCCATCCTGCCGCTGATAGAAGTTCTGCCCCTAACTGTCCACCGTCACTTGCAGTTGTTCCGGTGAAGTTGACTAAGCCTGTAACATCAAACTTAAACGCACTTGGCGCACCTCCTATGGCTACACCTGTTCCATTATCTCTTACCTGAGAATCTCCTATCGTACTCGCCCCTGTGAACTTAGGAAGGTAGTTGGTAGTTCCTGTTCCTGTGACGGGATTGGTTAAAGCACTTTGTTTATTATTAAACGTATTCCAATCAGTCGAAGAAAGATACCCATCCGTGGAAGTCGTAGCCTGGGTGATTCCTATCGTTCCGGTAGTCGTAATAGTCCCGCCTGTAATAGGTGCAGTCGTAGCCACCGATGTCACAGTACCACTTCCTCCGCCTCCTGTTCCCCATTCTACGTCATAATTTGTCCCGGTCTTTTTCTTTAAGACCTGACCCGTAGTCCCACCTGAAGGTAACCCTATCTTCGTGATCTTACTCATTCGTCTTTATTTTCCTGAAGCCAAATAAAGCGGTATCCTTTACCACTTGCTTCAACTCCTCCACAAACTTACTAAGGTCATCGCTATAAACTTGCCGTCCTCCGGTTCTATACGTTCTGTCCCCTTGGGTGTTGATTTTATACGCAAGGCTCTTCCCTGAATACCAGTTATCCCCGATCCTCCAATACTTTACGCCTTTCTTTGATGTCTTAGAAGGAAACCCCCTCGCTTGCATATACTCTTCAAGTCTCTCAGGGAATCCAGGAGGTCCGCTCCTTTCTGCCGGCCCCCGTCCTGTTTCTAACGCTTTGAAAAACTCCCGTCCGTAGATTGTTAACGTGCTAACCCCTGGTTCTTGGATGACTTCATATCTTAAACTCTGCTCAGTCTTCCCGGTCGCTTTAAGACCTGATATAGCGTTCTTTAATAGTTGAACACCGACCTGTCCGTATTTATTTAATATGTTGTCAATCGCAACCATTCACATCTTGAGCAATCAATGTAAATGTCAAAACAACACCCGTAAGACAGTCAGCGTGCCTTTTGATAAACGGAACCCTCGTTATCCCTGAGATAGTGACAAGGTTATAATTAGTTAGAATATCGTTATATCTTTTAACCAAAGACTTACCAATGTCATCCGCTTGGTCTATCAAGTCTTCATACTGGTCCATCTTTGAATCGATGGAATCTTTAAAAGCAATATGAAGCCTTATACTCCAGGTATCTGTAGGCAAAGAATAGGAAATAGCGGTGTTTACGCTTAAAGACTCTAAAAAGATAAAAGGATACGTGTTAGACCTTGAGGAGTTAAACTCCGTGATCCTTCCCGTTTCAAAAGGAATATTAAGCAGTTCCGCTCCGCTTTGGATGAAGTCTTTTACCTCTGACCGTTTCATATCATCGAAAACATTTGCAATCCAAAGTCAATCGTTAAAGTTCCTCCGTCTGCTATCGTAATCGAGGACCCGTAATCAAGCCAGTAAATCAACAGATCGTTTGTACTGGTGTCGTTATAAAAAACCACATATCTAAACGGCCCAACATCCCCACCGGAAGCAGTTAAAACTAAATCATTCGCTACCGCCTTATAAGTTCCTGAAGTCTGGGAAGAAGAGGAAATCGTTACCGTCCTGCTTGAGCAATAGGTATAACTGATTTCGGTGATGTCTGAAAGTTGCGTATTGGAAGCACTCGGTGAGGTATTCGTTAAAGCAACCTTAATAACATCAGTTGAAAAGTCGTGTTTCTTCTCATTGACGGCTTCTACGAAAGAATTGAACTTGTTATAGGTTGCCATGCTTATTGTTCAGGATCTCCTGGTATTTCTTTATCGTGTGGTTATAGTGAGACAAATATATGAGGTTAAAGTTAAACTCCGACACAGACCATTTTAGTAACTCCTTTCTCGTAAACGGAGTTTCTTTTTCCAGATAAAGTAACGTACTATAAAAGCCAAATTTCTCCGATAGGCGTTGAAAGCCAGCCATAACTTCCTCGTTAGAGTATTTCGAGGGGGCCAGTTGACTTCTATGCCGCTCGTCAATTCTGTTAATTTCAGTAATGTAAAATTTCCGATGGCCATGACCTCCTCGCATGGCGCATTTAAAAAGACAGGTGCTAATTCCTCTGCTTTCTTATAATCATATTCTTTAACGGCATATATCGCACAGAATAAGGCGTACTTCTCAAATGATTTAACATCCTTCATCTGGAGTGCTTCTAACTTTAAATCCTCAAATTGTCCTATGGTTTCAAACTCCAGGTTCTTAGGTATCTCATATCCCATGCAAGTCTTAGGGACTTCTAAGGTCATCTCTGTTTTAAGGAATGAAAGTAAAGTAATTATCTTCTCTAAGTTTTGAATCTTGGCTTTGTTTAATGTCTCTACTTCTATTCCGGTAAGCAATGACAGTATTTTAGAAATATCATCCTCGCATTCGGAGAGTTTAAGAAACTGACCAAAGGTGACTTCCTTCCACATTGTGGGGATGTCTTTCTCGACTTTTACCCCGTTTAGTTCGATTGTTATCTTCATCTGAAACCCATTAAGATTGGTGATGTGTAGTTATTTTTAAATGAAATAGCCCCGTACCTGAAGGAGTCACAGAGATCATCGAACATCTTTACCGGCTCGTCTAATATCTCCCCAGTAGGTTTCTGCTTCCACTTGTACGATCTAAGTTCCTTCTGAAGGTCTGTGGATTCCCTGTGGATAAAGAGTTTATGGCTTCTGATGAAGTCTATTCCTTCTTTTACGCTCTTGTCTGCTGGGTATGCATTGACTCCGTTTAGGATTAGTTCCTGGATAATCTCAGGTCGTGCCGTGTCGCAGTAAACGAGCGAATTACCTACTATTTCTTTCACTTGTTTAATAAGGTCGCTTGTGGTTAAGTGCGACTGATAAAGTTTCTGCTCTGCGTATAGGTTATTTTCGATTCTGGTGACTTTTACGAGCGCATTAGGATGGTTGAAGCCAAAGTCCAGCCCGTAGCAGAAGTCGCCTTGTACGTCATCGTAGAGGTCGAATTTGTGGTATATGGTGTTCTGTGTGGTCCCCCTCTCTCCGAGTCCGTAAACTTTCCAAAGATTCGGATCAGCATCCTTCAGGCTTTCGATTTGCTTCTTTTGGATTTCAGGAAGAAATGGATTGTCTAAAAAGGTCGTTTGGATAAATTCTGTATCCGGTAACGGTAGGAGCCGGTCGTATATCCAATGGTTCTCATCTGCTGGGTTGTAGTCAATGAAAACCGCTTTTTTGGTTCTCATGTTTAACTGCTCAAAGGTTTCCTTTTGGATTAGGTTAGCCTCGTTTACGAAAAGAATATCCCTGCCTGGTCCCCGTACTTTTAACGAGTTATCTACTGAGAAGAATTCGATATAAGACCCATTTGGATACCTGTAAAGGCTTTCTGTTAGTGAGTGGGAATTAGGGTCATACATCCCTGAGTTCTCCATAATCTCAATCCAGTCCCTTATTACGCCTTTCCTTAGATGAGGATAAGCAATCGAACAGACTGAGATGCTGACCTTTTCCTTTAACGCTAACCCGACTAATAGTTGAACTAATGAATAAGTCTTCCCCGATCTTGACCCTCCTTGATTGACGATAAACCTCTTTCCTGACTTGTAAGCCTTGAAAGATTGTAGAGCGACCTTGGTCTTTGCTATGTTATACTGGATCCGACCAGTTAATACTGATGCCACCAGAGTGTTCTGTTTGTTGTTCGATTTTCTGTTTATCGGTCCATCCCATATTCTTTAATGCGAAGATGAGACCGGTCGGATTGTTTCCGTAGATGAGCCTTTGTTCGTATTGGCTTTCGATGTAGTCTGTCGCTTTTTTAATTATGTGGAAAAACTCCTCTCTTTCTTTGTAATTATAGAGCGTATGTCGGTCAATACCAAGGTGATAGGCTAATCCTGCGAGGGTTGGCTTCTCTTCTTGCTTGATGTATTTATCAATGGCTTTGTCCAGTTCTTCTGGAGTCTTGAAGATTAGAGGTCTTGCCATGTCATTCATTTAATAGTCCTAATTCTCTTAGTTTGTTTCTTGACCATCCTAAAGCGGCTTTTCCTCCCCATGAGTCGTACATGAGTTTCCCGCATCCGTCCCCGTAGGATGTTGAGGTTTCCAGGTCTACTTCGTGCCTTGAGAGATACGAGTACATTCTTTTAATTGTTTCAACTGAGATGGGTTCTCCTTTGGCTAATTGGTTTGCTCGTTGCTTCCCTACTGGAGTTCCGCATGATCCCCATCCGTTCTTTTCTGTCCAGTCTAAAACCCGTTTAGCGTTGTTCTTTACTCCGTCTGGGTAGTCAGAGTAAGATTCGTTTTTGGGCTGGAGGAATTCTTTTACCTGTGCTTTGATTGCTTCGGTTCTGAAAGTATTATAACAAATAGCGGCCGCTTGTTGCTGGTCGTACTCGTTTGATATTTCACTTATACAACGTGAAACAAATTCTTGTTCTGATTCCCCAGGGCTTGGCTTAGGTATTGGCATTCTTCTTTGCGATAAAGATTATCCAGTTTTTGTTGTCCAAAGGTATGACTTGTTTTAATATGATTTCAAGGTTGAATTCTTTTGAGTTTAAATTAATGCCGTTCTTTCCGGATATCTTTAAATGTTCGTCTAAGGTCATGTTCCATTGGTGGAAGCCTTGCCAGTTCTCAAAGATGGCTTCGTTTTCAAATCCCTGAACGATTACATATTCCTTTGATGCTTGGAGCATTTTTTCAAAAGCCTTCCTTGGATTCTGGGAGTGATCTAAAGCGTTAGAGATATGCACCACATCGAACTCTTCTTTAAATTCTAAATCCTCTGCTGCTATCGGTAGAGGTGGTGGCAGTTTGTGTTTCTTGTAATCGAAAATACATTCGTAAAGTTCACCCAAAGGATCGCATGGTGTTAAATCTTTAACGGTTCCATTAAGGATAGAAACTACTCCGCTTCCAAGGTCTAATACTTTGAGGTCTTTTTTCTTTAACATATCATAGACCGGCTGATGGAGTTCAGGCGTTTTGATATTCGCTACCCATCCGTTCAGAAATCTTGCGGTTTTTACAAACTCCTTCCAGAACTTTAATTCGTGCGCTATTGCCTGTATCATAAGTAAAATAAAAGATTCTCAATCACTCCCTCTCCTCCGTTTACGTTTAAAACTATTATGCCTGGTATTTTCTTTACATCCGGATGGGCATCTTTAGGGCAGAACTTCTTCTTGGCTTTCGTTAGCATAGGAATGTCAAAGGTTGAATCCCCTATTGCGATTTCCGCTTCTATATTCTTTTCTCTTGACCAGATGTGTTTACACTTTCTTTTTCTTGCATATTCTTCTATCACCGGATCCCCGTTAGCGGTCACGATTATCACTTCGTAACCCATGCTTATCAGTTCAGCGATGGCCACGTTGTCTCTTGTGTGTACAGAATAAAAAGACCCTATCGAACCGATATATTTCTTGCCGTCTGTTAAAACTCCGTCAAAGTCTATAAGTATTGTTTCCAATTCGGATAATTTAAGTTTAAATATTCCTCCGTTGGCTTGTCTTGTGCTAATCTGAGTTTCTTTCTTTTCTCAGTTATTGGGTTTGGTTTGGAGTCCCAGATATAAGTATGTTCTATCTCTGCCGTGTGGTCTATTGCTAATTTGATTCCTCGCTTTTCGCACTCTATCCCAAAAACGATATCATGTCCCCAATAAGGCAGATTCTCGTCTAATTGGATTTCTTTATAAACTTCCGACCTTATAAGCGGAGCGGTGAATTCTACGAACTTGGATTCCTGCACTCCTTTCCCGATTCTTATAAACTTATGATGAGAAGCGAACTTAGGGCTTACTCCTCCGTAATTATGAATGCTTGAAAGTAACTTAATAGGTACGTCTGGTTTAAATGTGATGTTAGAAATAAACCAGGTGTATTCAGTTTGGACCTTTTTGAAACCTCTGTTATAGGCTTCCGCTAAAGAACCTATTCCTTTTCTGTCAACGAAAATAACCGGCAAAGAAAGTCTCTTCAGACAGTCCAAGGTCTGATTATAGTCAGGCTCTAAGTATTGAACGGCTACGATTGTGATCACGAATTATAATCTCTGTACTCGTTATAGATTCTCAAAAAGACAACTACTGCAAGTAGTGTGAAAATTATTATATAAGTCATTTGATTGGCATTGCGTGAACGATAAGATTCCCTTGTCTGGTTTCGATATGCAAAGATCCCCAGCATTTATCCGTGTATCCGAATTTATTAATCCCTTCGATGGTTAAGTAATTAATCCACGAATGAGGAGTATAAGGTCTTACGTGTGTCGGATCCGACCAGATAAGGTCTGGGCTTGCGTGTGCGCTGGGGGTTTCTAAGTAAAGCGTTCCACCGGGTTTAAGGATCCTGTGGGCTTCATTATGAAAGTGGAGGAAGTCTTTTAAATGTTCCACCACATGGCAGGCGATTATTGAGATATAGGAATTGTCTTCAAGTGGCCACTTTTCGTTGAGATTAAATACATGGTCTATTCCTGGAAAAGCCCATTGGTCTTGATGTTCGTAATTAGGCTCTCTTTGGAATTGTCCGGCTCCTAAGATTATTCGCATATTTTTAATTCTTTCTGCTTTTTCTAAAGTATTTTCGTAATGATCGTGCATATTAATCCGTACAAAATCCAGCCTGACATCCTGATCCTGTTCCAAAAAAGAAATCTTGTTGCAGTCCTATTTTCTTAATTTGTTCATATGATATTTCCTCTTTCCACGTTCCTTTACCAATTTTTTCTTGGTTTGCAAACCATTGAATTTTATTAGGATTATCATCCCAATTTTTTCTCAATTGTTGATTTGGTTTATGAAAACATCCTACACAATTTGAATCTTTTGGGAACTTAATTCCTGATTTTTGCGCCCATTGATAAACAGTATAATGTCCTATTTTATCATCTATAAGAGGGAACCATCCTTCTCTCCATTCTATCTCTTCCCATTTATTTCTCGTTCCTCTTTTTCCTGTTACGCCTTTAAAAGATGTACTGAATCTTTCAGCCCTTTCAATTTCATCAAATCTATAACCAATACCCATCTTTATCTTTTCTCCGATTGTTTTATACCACCAATCCCATATAGGTCTGATTTTCATTTCAGTAGTACAGTATCTTCTTAATTTTGACGGAAGCCATCCGCCTTTTGTTTTTACAACAATATCAAAGGAAAGACCTGTTAACCAAATTATTTCCCTTCCTAACAATTGCTCTAAATCCAACATTGCAATTAATGTGGAATCATCCTCAGCAGTTGCAATAAATTCCTTTCCTATTTTATCACTTACCTTTTTAATTAATCCTTTATCATTTGGTGAGCAGTTCTTATCATCTATCGTTACAAGTGCAAATACATTATAATCAGCCGGATAATGAATTGCCATATAAGATGATGTCTTGCCGCCAGATAAGGAATGGACCGATTTCATTCAGAGATGATTTTATTGAACTGGTCTATGTACTTGTCCCAAGAATGTTCCTTGATATGATTAACCATATTCTTTGCAAGCCTCGCTCTGAGTTTAGAATCTTCTAAAAGTCTCTTTGATGCAAAGTAAAGTTCATCCTCTGAATAATTCACTTTTAAACAATTGTACTCGTTAACGAGGTCATCATCTCCCTGAGTTATTGCTCTGGCGGTTACCGTTCCCTTTGTCCCGGCTTCCATTGGTGCAGTACTTCTGAAATCACAGATAGTTGCCTTGATCATTATCGTTGCTTCTTTGTACAAAGCGTTCAAGGTCTCAAGGTTCGGATTAACGTAGAAACTGCTTATCTCTTTTGGTTTTATAGTCCCAAAGCCGATAATTCTATATCCTTCGCTCTCTAATCTCTTGGCTACTTTAATGGCTAATCTGTCCCGATCTTTGGTTGGATTGATTGGCTCTGGGCTTTCTAATAGGATTGTCTTGCCGTCCTTCTTATTGGAGTAAATAGGAAAGTGTTCCAAGTTAACTCCGTTCCCTAAGTAATGAATCGGCTTCATGTTGCCGTATCCTCTCAGTTCTTTAATCCCCCACTCTGAAATGGTAATCGTTTCTAACTTATAAAACTCTAAGCACTTTTGTTTAAAGGCTCTATTCCAAGGTTGGAATAAATGCTCAATCATCTGAGTGAAAGCGAATATCCTTGCTTTGATTTTTAATTTAGTCAAATCAACTGCATGAGGAGATGAGATGATTAATACATCAGCCTTCGCCAGTTCGTTTATGTTGTTTACGATGTTGCATTCAATCGGATACCAATGGCATGAGTTATCTGGTGATTGATTTAACAAGGTGACTTCGTGGAACTTAGATAGTCTATGTGCGACTTCTAAGATTACCCTGATCCCTCCGTTCGGAGTTAGTGCTGGTGTTGTGATGAATACTTTCATAAAAAAACCCGGAGAGTCTTATCCCTCCGGGTCAACCCAAATTATCAACGATTTTTTACCCTATTCGTCTGGGGGCCTGACTGAGTGCCATCAGAGATCTGCGTTAAAGATACTTTGTTTTCCAATTGCTTTACCTTTAACTTATATTTATTTATTAGTTCCAAGTAGTCGGATTTAGTAAACTTTACTGTCTGTCGGGATTTGTTTAATAAGTGTTCGGCTCTCTTCTGTCCTAAATAAAGCGAAAACTCATACTGCCTGCCTTGGTTAAACAAATTGCAAGCGACACATTGAAGAGCGCAGTTATCCTCATCCCACCTGGTACTTAGATGTCTTCGGGACATGAAGTGTCCGCAATGGGCTTCCTTGTAGTAGACTTTTTTATTACAAGTAACGCAGTTCCCATATCCGAACTCATCGGAATCCCTCAATCGGATAAAAAGGCTGAATATCTTATCCAGCCTGTCTTTCACTATAAACCCTTAGTTTGTCACCGATCCTCCTTGTGGAGATTTTCAGATTGTTCTTTTTAGCGTAGTTAATCACGCAAACCCTGAGAGAGGTGGTGAAGTCGTATTCTGCGAACTCTTCAGTAAGCAGAGCAGAGAAGTCGTATTTGGGCTTTCGGCCCTTTGTTACTGGTAGCATTAGAATGGGATGTCTGTTTTAATTTCTTTCTTTTTAATCGATACAGAAAGGAATGCTCCTTTCTTTCCTTGCTTTACCCAGGCTGACATCATATAGTCCCCGGATTCCGTTTTCAATGATCCTGTGTAGTCAGGATGTTTTTCGGTTTTCTTTTCTGCCTTGAAAAGAACGCCAGAGTTTTCTTTTTGCTCCATGCCCAAAGATAAGTAAATAAAAATAAAAGCAATAATAATGAGTTAAATAATACCCAAAATGATGCCTTTGAGTCCTTTATAAGCCCTTAAACAATCAACTCGTCTATGTTGATCCCGTGCTGGTCAAGTATATCTTTAATGGTCTCTATCCACCTTTCGTGGACATCATACATCTCTGGAGTGACCGTCTCATACCCATCCAATAGTCTTCTTGCGGTGTTGTGGTGTAGAGTCCACAGAGCGGAAGCCAGGTCTAAAGATTTAACCGCTCGCAGATGAGCGACTCTGTCATCCGGATCGTCAAGGTTAAAGGTTAGTGTTGCTTTCATAGGTTTGTTTATAGTAATCTTCTGAGTGATCTACGTAAGGTCTGGTCTCTTCAAATCCAGCAAGCCATGCGGACATTATCTGCTCCTTCTCCATCTGTCTGGCTTTCTCAATAATATCCACTGGGATTAGTCCGATGTGGTCCTCTACTTGAGAAACCAACCAGTTTACTGCCATTTTGTTGGCGTTAACAATATGGTCTTGATTCATTAGAATAAGGAATATTGAGTTAGTAATGGGTGAAGTCTTTGGTTTGCAATTTTTATGTATTCATTACTCATCTCAGAGCCGATAAATTTCCTTTCCGCTCTTAATGCTGCCTCTGCCGTACTACCACTTCCCATAAATGGATCATAAATTATACCTCCTTTTGGACATCCTGATAATATCGGTTTCATTATTAGATTATCAGAATACTGAGCGTAATGAGATTCACTATTTGGTTTTGTTGGAACATCCCAAAAATCTGACACATCACCAGGATTTTTAAATCCATTATTATCAGATGTTTTATTTTTTATTGAATCTAAATCAAAATAATACTTTTCAGACTTAACCATAAAAAAGAAATATTCGTGCTTTTTTGTAAATCTATCAGAAACAGACTCAGGTATACCATTTCTTTTAGCCCAAATTATGTCATTCCTTACTATCCATTTCCTATCAATACATCCAATAGCAAAACGGTGCGGAATTAATAAAAGACATTTGTTAGGCAAATTTTTTGGTTTTATTAATTTACCACTTTCACCACGATTAACTATGTATGTTGAATCTGATTGATAATTTTTACCTCTTGCTAAAGCTGCATTTGTTCCTGATTGAGTAGAATATGAATCACCTAAATTAATCCAACAAGTACCTTGAGGTTTTAATATTCTATAAATCTCATCCATCATTTGCCATAAATGCTCGAGGTATTCTTGAAATGTTGGCTCTAATCCCCATTGACCATCATATCCATAATCTCTTAATTGCCAATAAGGAGGAGAGGTGACAACAGAATCAATATAATTGTCAGGCATTTTCTTTAATGTATCTAAGCAAGACTCGTTGTATATTTTATTCGGTTCAATCATTTCGGCAATCCTTTAAGTTCCAGTCTCATTTCGTTCCTCTCTCCGCTGGCGTATAGTGGGACCACCTGTGTTTGGATGTTCCACTCTGACCCCAAATTGTTCATCCTTCTTACCGCCTGATCAATATCTTCGTATTTCTCATCAATCATCATTTTTCCTTTGATTGAAAACCTCAGATGGAAGTAGTATTTGGAGGGATCGATTTCCTCGTTTATCTCCTCAGTCATTTCTTTGGATTCTTTATAATGATTCCTTTCTTCCTTTCTGGATGAGTGATTAGTAGATGTTCCACGTAGTTATTCATGGACCTATTCTCATTTTTTGCTTCTTGCCGGAGTTCCTCGATGAGTTCCGGAAGTAGTTTTAGTGTGTACATTTTTCTCATATTTCCAGTAATAATTGCATTTGTGTTTTTCAATTGGCGATTCAGCGAACCAAGACTGCTCTATATCAGGCTTGGCTAAATATCGATAACAGGTCTCTTTTAGGTGACACCGTTCCCCGGTACACATTGCGATGTCAGGCATATTATTCTGTTCTGGTTTCTGCTTTAACAAGTTCCCACGTCACCCAGGATGTATCGTCCCATCCATCGCTTAGATCCTCTTCTTTCAATGATTGGTCAATGATTGTAAAGGACTCAAGGTAAGCGGTTGCGCTATTATCTCGTTCATCGTAATTCACGATATCAGCGGTGTAGTCAATCTCTACCCAGCGACCGTTGTCTGTTGGGTGGTTTATTGTTTCCCTGAATTCGTATATCATATGGCTTCAAAGATTGATTCGATGATCATGTCGGTAGTTACCCAGTCATACTCTGGGGTGATGGACCAGATGCCTATCGCCTCCCTGCCGGTCACTGAGTCGTAGTCGTAATTAAAGACTATGTTCACGTTCATCTTGTCTCCCTGTGGGCTGGTGAAGGTCAGAACCTTGTCCATGACCTCTGAGTAATTGTTTCTCATTTTATTGTGGATTCAAAGATTACCTCTTGCGTTTCATTGCATACAATCTGGAAGATGCCTCCGATATAGTCTGCCCAGTAAGATTCTGACCGGTCAGCGGTTCTGATGTATCTGATGATTTCAGACCAAGTCATTCGGAACCCCTTGTTGTTGGAGTTCTCTGAGTTGTGGAAGTAGATGTCGTATGTCATTTTTTGGGTTTGGTTTGATTAGATTAAAATTAATGATGTTCTATTTTTTACAAATCCATGTAGCATTTGCATTACATATGTGCTGCAACATTTAGCATGAAATGCTTCCTTTATTGAATCATAATAAATACCAGTTTCAGTATCTAAAATCATTTTAGATACAATTCTTGGATTTTTGCTACCACCAATACCTCCATTATTGCCATTTATTAAATTACCATTATTGAGATCTTTCCTACCATATTTTTTGATTAAATCAATTTCAATTTTTTCTGCATCTTTTATTGTTTCTGTTGCGCAAAAAATTTCAACAATTGGCTTTCCATTCAATTGAATATAATTTTTCCAAGCATTAGATCTACTATTAAAATCATATGCTCTTTTTTTATTACCAATTCCAATATAAAATGGCTCTAATGAGTGCCTATTTCTATGTATGTAAACATATTTCATATCTTATACTTTTAATATCGTTGCATTAAAGATACATCCAATTTTTAACTATTTTTTAATATTTTATAAAAAATTTCAGAAAACCCAAAATCAGCCTATTTAAGCGGTTTTTAGGCTAAAAATATTTTAAAGATTTTTGTTCTTTTCGGCCAAAAACTCCTGAAATGTCGGATGGTTCGGCTTAGTTCTACCTGTATAAGGATCAGCGTGGATCCTTCCATATTCCCTTTTAAGTTCTTGTAGCCGGTCAGCCTCTGGATTATAGATGTAATTAGCAGATAGGCTTTTAGGCTTTAAAGGCTCGTTGGCGTTGGCTATCTCTAACCTTGAGACATTCGGGACAGACTGCGGTCCTTTTAGATTCTTTACAAAGTTGTTAATTAACTGCTCTGTCTCTGGACTTATAGAGTTAAACTCTGTCTCCGGTGTGGTTTTCTTTAAATGAATCTCCCGATCCTGTGCTTTCATTTCCTCGTAATTTCTTATCCAGTCGTATATAACTGAGATATCAATTCTGAAGATCTGACCGTACTTTCCTTTAACTCCGTTCATTAAAAGAAGATTGATGTCCTCCAGACTTAATAGCGGATAATCCGATAGGATGTTTTTCGCTATTTCCAAGGCGTGGCCCTCTCTTAGATTGCCTTGAGAAGTCACCAAACTTGCTGCCTTCATCACAAGTACAGAAACAATGGCCTCTAAATGGCTTTTATTTGCCCCCAGATTGATTAACTCTTTCGTTGGGTATGATTCCCTTACCTCAGACAAAGTGGTCTTAAATCGCCTTAAAATCGCTCCGTGATTATTTGGGTTGTTCAAGTCCCGAATAAATTCTTGTGAGTTCGTCCTTATAATTGATTCCATTTCCTTTGGTTTTTATTTCTTTAACCTCAAAAAGTCCCTGCCATCCGTTCTGGATACTTTGTCGGATCATCCCGGCCCTGGTGTGCGGAGCCACCGTATTAAGTTTTTCAAGTTGGCTTTTGGTAGTCGAAGGCGAAAGTGGTTTGCGTATCTCTTTGCGGTATTGTGTCCATTCTTTCCATGCTTGGTTTGACAGGTCGTCATCGAATGGCAAAAGTTCTGCCTCAGTCTTTTGTTTAATATCAGTCTTTTGTATGGAATTAGTCTTTAGTATAGGGGCACTTTGACCGACCTCGGCATTTGTCGAACTCGGCTCAACCTGATATGGGTAATCGTAAACGATATGATTCCATCCAACAAACTGGCCTGTTTTATCGTGAACCCTAACGGATAGAATATATCCCTTATCCTGAAGGTTTCTAAATACCCGGTCAATGGTTCCTTTAGCGTCTGGGAGTTCCTTGTAAAGATTTGATTTGTAAAGCACCCAGTCACTCGGTAGGCTTAAAAGAAAAGCCAAGAATCCCTTTTCCTCCAGCGTTAAATCTTTAGACCTTATCACATCATTAGGTAAGGTAGTAAACCTTTCAGTTGTTTTTGATTTAATTATCTGTCCTGTATTCATAAAAAAAGAACCCTTGGTAGGTTTCCCAGGTACAGCCGGTACTCCCCACCAAGGGTCAAAAAATGTTTATTATTACGCCTCTGTACAGACGCCCGATAAATCGGTCAGCAAATATATCAAAGATCCTCAAGTTTTAAATAGTTATTCTTTAAAGCCCAGATGACCAATGAGGTTCTTTTCCTCAACCCCAGATGGTTCATTAAATTCTCAACCATCCCGAATATCCTGCCTAAATGAGTCTTTTTGATTTCTGCTATTTCCTTGTAGGTTTTATCCTGCGCCATGTATTTAACCAGTTCAACGTAGGACTTTTTTAACTTTTTTTCGTGGTTAAAAATCCATCTGTGGTGGGTGTACTTTGGGCCTTTAGGCTTATTCTTTAAAGGCTTTAGTTCGTAATTCATAACTTGATATCTAAGCGGTCCATCTCGTTTACTAACCTCCGATTAATCACCTCGTCCTCATCGTCCAAAACCTGTAGTAAACTCTTGACAAAGTAGGTAGCGAGTCCCCTGTCCCTCTTTTGAAGAAAGGAAACACCCATTAAGATGGTCATCGCCAAATGACGGACCGCATCTTCTTTTTTAATGATCTTCTTCATCGGTTTAGAAAGATTAGAACTGCGGTTAAAACAAACTGGGTCCCGATAAGCGCAAAGAACATTCTCGTAATTGAAAGCGTGATAACCGTATCCTTTGGCGTTCCAATTAAAATCAAGACCACAAAAAGTGTTGCTGCTGAGACTATCGCCCAGTAGATTGTAGGTTTAATGTATTTAAGCAAGGTTTCCATTTTTTAGGGTTTTTGATTTAGAGATCATGTTTTTAAGTCGTTTCTCAAGTTTCTTCTTTGTTTCTTCGGAGTAATTCGCATTCCCCCTCCAGTAGCACAGTTCCCCAGAGAGCCACCTGGAATCCTTCAGGTAGTGTAGGTCCTCACGATAGCGTAGTGATTTCATATAGTTTTAATGATTTGGTTTTTAAACTCGTTGGCCTGAAAGGTTTTCTCTTTGATCTTGTCCCATATCTCTTGGTTCTTATTTATCTGAATGATAAAGATCCTCTGCTCAAGCGGTAGTTCAAATCTGAACTCAACCTCTCCGGTGTAAGTATTCCCAAACTCTTCAGCGAGATAATAAACAAGAAACCCAACTTCACAATTAGCAGCCATCATCTGCATCTGGACCTGGTAGTAGTAGTTTTTATCCACCGGATCACCGTCTATCCAGTCTTTCTTTCGCTCAAAAAATGTTAAAGGTTGGGGACATTTAAAGTCCGCTACTGCGATCGTTTCTAATCCGTCCATTAGGATAGCATCTGGCGAAGCCCCTGAGTACTCATTTATGGGGATGTAAGTATCCCCCGTGTGGATCCAGTCCTGCTTTGTAATGTTCTTAAAAGCCTCGAACGCATCCCTTTCGTGGATTATGCCGTGTTCCATCTCTTTAGAAGTGAACCTCTTTCTAAAGCCGGTCATCTCTTCTACTGCCTTTTCAAATATGTAACTCTTCGCAGTTTCTGACATTCCCTTTCGGCCTTCGACAAATAGTTTCCAGACCTCGCTTGCGGTGAATTTACCGGTTCTCATTTCTGTATTTGTTTAAGAGATAAAGACAAAAGATGACAGTTAAAAGATATATCGTTTCTATCATTTGATTTGCGTTTTGCGATTTGCGAATAGTTTCTTGATCCTCTCATCCCGGTCGACCTGGGCTTTGTTTTGATTATACAATTCGGTCAACTCAGCCATCGTCTTGCATCCGTTTATTTCAGTCTCCCACGTGTCTTCATGCGTATTGGTAGCATCTGCATCTTTAGTGTCATCAATCGCCAGCAGGCCATTCAGGGCGTATTTACGAGCATAGGAAGAAGCAGCCCCGGTAATCTGGGAGCCGTCCATTCCCTTCTTGCTTTCTTCTTCACGTGCTAATGATTCGGATTTATACGTATTGATACCATTAGTCAGGATGGCCGTAGCCTTAACGTAGAACCGTGTCCCGATCATCACGACCTCATCTGTCAAGGTTAGCCAGTACCCCAAAGGATTGATAATAGGCTTTACCGCTTCAAGGATGTCTTCAGCCTTCCGGTACTTGTATCCTCCGAACTGATTAACCTGTGACTTAGGCACTTTAATCTGCGCCTGGATGTGAGCGAGGGTACTTGCTGGTGTCATTTCGTTTTCTGTTAGTTGTTTCATGGTTTATAGATTATAGGTTTTGTCAAAAAATTCCGCTGCGTAATCTCCGAGCATTCCGTAGTTTTTCCGTACAAAGCGCATCCGGTCACGGTGTCGCTGGTTTAGAAGTGGATATACCCACTTTAGGTTTAAATAAATCCAGATCATAACTCAGTCACGTTAATCACATCCCGATAGCCGTAGATGGAGGTGAAGAAAGAAAGGGCCATTTTCGGATTAATACCACGGAAGATCACGTGTCTCCATTCGCCTGTCGGTTTGTTGATGTACTCGATTCGGTAGTTTTTCATTGAAACAATTGTTTATGGTTTGATTTGTGTCTGATTGAATAGGTCTTCCCTCTTAGACCTGGAAACTCTTCCTGTAATTTCTGTCGGCATCTTCTAATGGATTCAGCGGAAGTGAATTCTCTTTGTGCGTATCGTTTAAGGAAGTCAGAGGTATCCCCATGACATTCCTTGTACCAGATAAGAGCGGTGAGAAGTTCGTCATTGTCTCTTGTCCGTGAGTCCTCGTTTAGAAGTTTGAGGACTTTGTCGATGGTTCTCTGCTGCACATCGATTGGTTTTAGAAGTTCAGTTTATCATCGGCCCTGTAAACTGGAGCCATTGAGAATTTCTCAGGCATCAAGTATTCAACACCGTCACGGTCGGTGAATATCTTAGTGCGCTTAGTGTTGCCCATGATAGTAACTACGCAAGATTTTTCGGTCCGTGAATGAACAAATGCAGAGTAAATACAATTATAGTCTCCGATTGAACGAGTCTTAAGGGTGGTGTTGGCCTTGATTTTCATTTTGTTTGGGTTATTGTTTGATGATGTAAAGCACGGTATTTCTTTAATCACTTGCAAGAAATAGGAAAGAATTATTTTAATCTTTGATTTCAGGCTATAAACGCATATTTTAGGCGAAAAAAAGTGATGAACGGCAACGAGAAAATATCCAAATATTTCACTTATGGTGAGGTAACGAAGGCAAATCCGGATCTTCTTAAAAGATTAGGCGTATCCAATAAACCAGGTCACTTTGAACTGCAAAGAATAAAGGACCTCTGTACAAGCGTTTTAGACCCCCTCAGAGAGGCTTTGGGCTATCCGATAGGTCTGACATCAGTCTATCGAGAAAAGGCTTATAACACGCTTATGGGAGGTGCAAACGGATCCCAGCACACAAGGGGCGAAGCGGCTGATATTGATAACGAAGTCTGCGGAAAAGGTAAGAACTCGGAGATATTTAATTACATCAAAGAGAACTTAGAATTTGACCAGTTAATCTGGGAATTTGGAAACGATAAAGAACCGGACTGGGTTCACGTATCTTATGTCAAAGGAAAAAACAGAAAACAAATCACCAAAGCCGTCAGACAAAACGGAAAGACCAAGTACCTCTTATTCGTTTAAGACTTTTACCTTAACTATTAAAAAAGTCGGAGCCTCTACGATTTACCTTATAGGACCTTCCCGTTAATGATCTTGAGATTCCTAACGTGGAAGTCATTCCCGTAATTCTCCATCAGAGCGAAGCCGTGGTTCCATGAGTTAATGGGCATATACCCAGGAGTCAGCCCACATAGACATCCAGTCGAAAAACATCCAATAAAATCTCCGTTAAGATCGTGTTCGATATGCTCAGATGTTCTGTGATGATGACCGCCTAATGTCGAAGCCTTGGTCTTTAAAAAGAAACCTCTGGCGATATTCACCGGACTGATAATCCCTGCCCTTATCTCATGGCCGTGAATCACGTTTAACTTGCCGATCTTGATTACTCGTTTATTCTTAATAACTTCTATCCCGAACTCCTTGGCTTTAATCACATTTTCAAAACTCACCAAATCCAGGTCAATCAAAGCCGGTAGCCTCTGAAGAATAGCCCTCTCGTATCTCTCTTCGTGGTTCCCTATTTTATAAAGAATTCTTGCTTTCGGAAATGCTTTCCTGATATCCTCAAAGAAATTCTTGAGCATATCCAACTCGTACTTAAAGGACCTGTTCCTGGGGTCCTTATCGAAGTTAGAAAGATGATAGCAGTCGATTATATCCCCGTTCAGAATAATCGTAGTGGCATCAAAATTCTTGATTGAATTAACCGCAGATACTAATGCCTTCTTATCGTAATAAGGCAGATGAATATCCGAGAGAATTCCTATTCTTTTATCGTTAACCTCAACTTTGGAATAATCCTCTACTTCAGGATCAGGAATTGTGATCCATTCAATAGTCTTTAATTTACTTCTTTTATAGTCTCCGTGACTTCCAGTCAGAGCCCTAAGCGTACTTCTAATGGCTTCCGGATCACCTAAGTCAGGGTATTTATATGAAATCAATTCAGACAGTTTCTTTTTGGATAGCGGATTCTTTGACTTGTTATTTTCAAGTATGTAACTCCGAACCAAATTAGCCCTTACATTTACTTGCACCTTGAAATTTTTAAGTTCTTCAAAGCATCTTCAAAATCCTTCTTTATTAGTTCCCTGCTTACTGAGTCACTGTTAACCTCGTAGGTTTGATTGATTATAAACTTACCCCTGAAGTCTTTCAGTTTGTTAATATCAATCGAATTGGGAGGACACTTAGGACAAGTAGGAATAACAGGAATCGGACAAGGCTTTTCCGTGTATCTGTAAAAGGAAAGCGCACCGGCAAACCCAACAGACAACCCGATCAATCCAGCGACAAAATAGTTTTTCATTTTTATAAGTTTTTCTTTTCCCATGAACTAATCCCCAACAGTCCTGCACTTAGTGACAGGAACCCAATAACCACGAACTCTTGTATATCCTTTTCAGAATAAAGTCCATAACCTGAATAGATTATAGCCCACATGAAAGAAACAAAACAAGTGATATTCTTCCTTGACCATTGCCCCGTGTTAGGATTCATCAAGGTGTCTTTAATTAGTTTATTCATTGATCTTCCTATACTTGAGTGACCAGAGGAACTTTGTGGCTGCTCTTGCTTCTCTGCATACTTTAGATTCTGACCATTCGGGGTGACGGATATGGAAGAACTCGTGAAGTTCGGTGTCCAGTAATGTTTTCGGCTTTTGTCTGGGATCGATTTCGATGACTTTTTCCTCGATGTGTGCGAGTCCATAGGCTTTCTCTCTTCCGAGTTTCCGTGTTATGATCCTGATATCACGCTGATTATCCATCCGATTAAAGATACGATTCCAAGCACCACGACCCAAATTATCTTTAATTGTCCATTCCTGACTTCTTTCCATAATATCAGATCCCTTATCTTATCCTCCGCACGGTCCAACCGTCCATTGGTTTTCTTGGTCTGCTCTAAGATGGCATCGAGTTTATCATCCATCGCCTGTTGACGTTCGTCAACTCTCGCTAATAGTTCATCGTGTGTCATAGTCCAAATATTCCCTGTTGTCCAAATGGGTCAAATCCTCCGGTAAATGCGTCAGTTTCGTAAAAGGTTATCCTTCTCCACGTGGTCGCATCGTTACCTAATGTCAACTGAGTTAACGATACGTTGTTAGTTGCGGCTGCGGTGGATTGTAATCTGTAAGCAAACGCACTCGAAGCATCAGTTCCTGCCGTGTTCCGATATTGTGCGCTAAGACCGGTTTGGCTCCATCCTGTTCCTGTTAATGTTCCCCAAGTATTGTCATCAGCCGTATTCCAGTTTGCCACCGTGACATTAGGTGCGAAGTTCGGAGTTATTCCTGTGACCGTAATCGTAGCCGCTGCCGCTGCTGCCGTTGTTGCTATCTGTTCAGTAGCCCAGACCTTGGTATTATTATCTGGCCTAAAGACAATCATTACTCCGGTCGTATTTGTGCCAGCAGAAAAATCAAACCTTGGATTGGCAGCCCACGTTCCGTTATAAGTAGCCCAGTAAGTCTCCAACGCTACGTTGGCAGTTGCTACGTTTCTACCAATTGAAGTCCACGTCTGTCCTCCGTCAATACCAACGGAAAAAGTAGCAGTTCCTCTCTGAGTTAAATAAACCACTACTAAATCATTTGTCACCATACTTGCCGGAGGAGTCAAAGTGATCGTAGTCGTTGCGTTGGTTGCAGCGGCTCCGTCTACTGGTACACTTGTGGCTCCAAAGAAGGTGGGCATTAGAGATATTTTTTATACTCTGTTTCGCTGATGTCTTGGATGATCTCCTCATCCGTCAATTCATTGGAATAAATAAAAGGACTGCGTGAGAACTG